CGGGTGACAAAGCAGACCCGATACTCTCAGAAACTCCCAGGGGAAGACCCGAGGAGTACCGACTTCGGAAACCTGAGATCAGATCTCTGGCACGTGGACCCAAGCGGTTCCGTGTCTGTACCCACCCACCGATCGCGCCCATCCCAAGGATTGGTCGCTGTCAAAGACGTGGCGAGTTGGTTAAAGAGGACGAATGTGTCCACACTTATCCAACTGAGATCTTTTCGTTTCCGTATGTCCGCAGCCGATCGATCGATCCGGCTGTTTTCTGGAAGTCCATTGTCTGGGCCTGTAATCAACTGAACAACAGTGGGTGCATGGGCACCCAATAAGTTTTGTTCTTATTGAAAAGGACAGCGAGATGCCAAGGCATCGAAACCAAAACACGAAGTCAGGGTCGCGCCCTGGCAGGGTGCCAAGAGCACCAACACGCTACAACAGGAAGAAACCTGTAAGTCGAGTTGCTAGACAACTCTTTCTCGGACACAGCTCCGCAGAGCATCAGTGCGCGAAGCACTACGCAGAGACCGTCTTGGATCCCTTTGATACCGAGGCGGGAGCCTGTGTTCCCGTTCTACCTTGCTTAGATTCCTCCAAGAGGAAAACCTTCGCTCGGGGAACGGGGATGACTCAAGCCAATGGTTTTGGCGGCATTATGGCCTCCACCACCTGTGTCTCTGATTCTCCAGCCGTGTGGTATACCACCGGAACTGGATCAGGCCTTTCCATGTCTGGCACTGATAATCAGGCTGCATACTCCAACAGTGAACTTCGAAACTTCGACTTCTCTGAAGGAGACGTGCAAGTCCGAGTCGTCGGATGCGCCTTGCGCGTCCGCTGCATCGGCAGGCCGATTGACATGAATGGCCGGATCTTCGCTCTCGAAGAGCCACAACATCAGAATGTGAACAATTTCACAATCGAGAAAGTTTCTGCCTATGACAAGGTCAAAGCAAAGAACTTTGGTAATGACTGGACGGTCGCGGCGTGGCAGCCTGTGCTGCCTGGTGAGCAATCTTATCAGGCCAATGGCTTCGCGTCGCCCAACCCTACGCATTATCAGCCTCTCTGTGTTCTTATTCAGGCACAGAGTGAACTACCTCTCCCTTTTGAATGGGAGTGGGCGATTCATTATGAGGCTGTTGGTTCGGGGGCTCGCGGAAAGTCCGCCAGCCACATCGCACCGATCGCAGGGCCAAAAGCTATTGCGGCACTTCAAAGGGCACCAACCGGTGCTTTCGATGATGTGTCCAACAAGCGTCACAGTACCAGCTCAATCGCCGATAATATGATTGCCCAAGGCAGCTCATTTAATTGGTCCAGGTTGGCTGACACTGGAGTTCGCGTCGCACAGACCGCCATTGGGGCGATCACGTCTCGTGCGGCGGCTCAGTACATGACCGGAGGTCTAGCAGCTCTTGCGCTGTAAAACACACACAGTACATGTCAGTACATGTCCG